AATTTATCAATTTGTTCCACAGAAAGAGTATACATGAATTGCAATAAATAACCGCCATCAGAAAAAAATGGAAGGTATGATGTAGATGTAGGTTCAGTACCAAGATATTTAAAATCACTATTGGTTCCAGTATTTTCTAAAATTTTATAAACTTTATATTCTGATGTTATAAAATAATAATTAGAAAACCAAAGAGAATCAACACCAGTTGATGTTAAATTTCCAACAGTATCTACTCCAGCAGCAGGTCTAATATCGTGCTCATACATATCATATGTTGTATCATTTGTCCAATTTCTTCTAGGTATTGCAAAAGTCACATCAGAGGAAGTAATTCTTTTTGCAGCTATCATTGAATCCCATGTGTAAGATTCAGAAGCAACATCATCATGCGGAACAGGTGGTACATTATCACTCACCGAATTTTCCACACCATAATTGTCTGCATCAATGAAAGATGAACTTTTTCCAATAAAAAAGTAATATGTAGAATCTAAAGATGAACTTGTATTATCTCCAGTTTCATTAAAAGATTCAAAAAATTGCTTTGCATTATGTAATCTAAATTTTTCAGTAATTATTGCTGCCATTTTAAAGTGCCTTTATTTTTTTATACAATAGTTATGCTACCAGACATTGCTGATGCATTTGAACTTTCATAAACTAAATTAACATCTGCATTTGGTGGTGACATTGGAACAACAAATTTTGTTACACCAGTAGAAGGTGAAGATACTCCTTCTGTATAAACAGTGCCCAATGATGAGAATTTTATCACAAAAGGATGTCCCCCACCCAATCCATCATCAAAAGATGAATTATCCCAAATATAAGTAAACCCACGATATACTGCAAAACTAGGATTTTCTGTTGTTGATAAAATTCCAGGTCCAGAAAATCTATAGGATGATCCATTCGCAGCATTAGTAGTAAAAATCATGGTTGCAGTTGGTGCTTCATAGTTCAAAACTGGACCATTACTAACATCAGTAAGCAATTTATTCCATGCACCATTGTGAGCATAATATATCGCACCAGTGGAATGTACATGAATCAACATTCCATGATAAGTAGAAGGATCATAATTTGACAAATCAGATTCTTGGCTCACCATGTTTGAGAATTTAATAATATTAGAACCAAAATCTACTTCACCGCCAGTTCCAGGTTGAATAGAAATATCATTATTTGCTGAACTAATTATGCTATGAGTTCCAACATTTAAATCACCACCTAATTCTGGATCTGAATCTTCTGATATATTCAATAATCCTGCTGATGCAGTTTTCGGCATCCAATGATTCATAGAAGAATCCCATGTCAAAATTTGACCATCAGTTGGGGTATGATCAATCGCATTCATTGTGCCAGAAGTCATTACATCAGACAAATCATTAATTTCTTGAGCACCTAAATTCAATGTGGTAGGCATCCAGTGCGCCATTGATTCATTCCATGACAATACTTGACCATCAGATGGATCATGATCAATTGCATTCATCGTGCCGTTTGTCATTACATCAGACAAATCATTTATGGAAACCGTAAGTGTGTTGTCAATTGCAGTAATAGTTTTGTTCGTGAGAGTTTCGGAACCAGAAAGAGAAACAAAATTGTCATCTGACAATGCATTATTAAATTCAGTTAAAGTTCCTGTAAAACTAGTCAATTCAGACAAATCAATTCTTACAGAGTTATTTACAGTGTCAATCGTTTTATTTGTAAGAGTTTGATTTGTTGCTGCCAAAACAACAGTATCGGAAGTTAAATCTGTACCATTACCAAGAACAGTATAAATTTCTACAAAGTTTTCATTTATTTTCTGTGCACCAGTTCTCAGATCATCACCAGTGCCATCATTAGCAGTCGCACCTCTGCCGATAGGTTGATATGACATTATTTTCTCCTAAATGTCTTTTAAAATATTTATATAATTTTTTATGATGTTTTCAATACTATTTCACCAGGTGGTGGAACATTAACAATTTTTCTATATGCTTTTTCTGGAATCTTATAATCTTCTTTTCCAACATATTCAGTTCCAGAATCAAATGTTAAATCAGAATCAAAAGTATTTATATTAGTTTCAAAGGAATCTGTCAAATCTTGACTACCCCTTTCCAAATTGATCAAATCATTATTTTCTTGCAATACATTTGCTGGTACTGCAACTTCATTAATCTTAAATCTTGCAAATTGACTAATTGTGTAATATTCACCATCAACCACATTCGGATCAGAAATAGTTCTATTAATACCATACCAATTTGATGCAACATCATCTGTATCCATTCTAGGAGTCACAAATGCATAGATTGGAAGATTGGCAAGAGAAATTCCTCTGGTGAATCCTGACTTGACAACTGATGATGTAAGATTTACTGTTATGCTGGTAAGCACACCATCATCAAATGTAAAGTCCGTACGATCCCATGTAATTCCTATCTCACTAAATTTTGCAGTCCAGAAATCTTGATTCTCTTCGTTTTCAGAATATGCATCAATTAATGATTCTCTTGGTGCATTGGAAAGTATAACTTCAGCTGGTGGAGGAACATTTATATTCTTAGAATATGCTGTTGCTGGAATATGTATAAATTCATTTTTAAGATAACCTGTTCCATCTTCCAAAATAATTTTATCACCATCACCACTCAGTCCTTCATCAAAAAGAAGATATCCTGTATCAGAAACTTCATTAATCTTTACACTTGAAAATTGACCAATTGTATAATATTCACCATCAACAATGTGTTTATTTAATTCAGTTATTGATTTTGTTCTATTGATACCATACCAATTTGATGCAACTTCATCACTATCCATTCTTGGTGTGACAAAAGCATAAATTGGTAGATTTGATAAATGACCATATTTCTTGGCAATTGCAGGTCTATTATCTCTTGCTCTTACTGTTACACTACTGCTTAATGTAACTTCCCTAAACTTCTTCTCATTTCTAATAAATCCAGTTTCATTTTCTAAAATGATTCTTCCATTATCTTCTAGAAGAATACTTTCTTTTCTTAGATCATCTATTGAAACTACAGACCTTTGTGGATTTTCTCTGACTTCACCTTGATAAATTGTACCAAGTCTTCTACCAAATAAAACACCAAATATAATAGGTGAAAATTCTGTGCTTGGCAAACCAGCCAAAAACTTATTTGTAATTCTTGTAATTGATGCAGAAACAAAATCAGCAATAACAACTTCACCAAACAAATTCCATCCAGCAGGATGAATTGATCTTTTTACAGCATTTCTCCAATCATTAATTGATCTTGCTACTTTTACAACATATGAAAAATCTTGATAATAATTGCTATCTTGTAACCTAATAGTTGAATTAGATATTTTACTTCTATCAGAAATATACTTTCCAGATGTCTGTGCGATACTACCAACATTTGCACGAATTGTTGCTGGATGTGAAAAATGTACAAATGCAACAGATCCAGTAACAGAAACAATTCTATCGCCTGGAGAAAAATCTTGACTGGTTCTTATCTTCAACATGCTGTATGTTGAATCATAACTTATTACTGTTCCAACATGACTTGTTAATTCATCACCATTTAAAAATGTTCCTTGTACACCTTTAACAATAATATTTCTTTGTAAAACTACCTCTGGAATAAGATTATATTCCAATCCAAAATTAGTGATTTGAATATTTCTTACATTACCAACTCCAGGACTTGATGTAGATAAAGGTATTAAAACAGCATCTGTTCCATTAGAATTAAATGAACCATCTGAAAGTGTAGCAGGAACAGAAGCAGTTGGCAAAAACTTATAACCAATACCATTATTGGATAATTTTATTTTTCTTATTTCATATGATTCATTAGCAATATCAACTGACCAATAACCCATCGCATCAAAATGCGGATGTGGTGCACCAGCTGCGATTGGATCATAATTAGCAATATCTACAAATGTACCACCTGTTGTACCATCTGCTCTTTCGTTTTCAATGACTATTTCATCTGCTGTTTCTGATAAAATCTTATTGTTTTGATTTCTCGGCAATTCTAATTTTATAAAATCACCGTCTTCAAAAAGAATAAAATCACCATTATTATCTAAAAGAAGAGAATAATCTGTACTATCAAGGTCTGTCTCCGTAGCATCTTCTAAAAGAAAAGAGCCACCAACAATTGCAATTGTACCTTCTGCGCCTACACCATTTGTATTTAAATT